CGGCGCTCTCGGCGATGGGCACGCAGCTCTACAAGAGCGTCGAGCTCCGGGACACGACCGCGAACACCAAGTTCCCCGTCGCCAACCCGCACCAGGGCAAGTTCCGCATCGAGGTCAGCCGCTACCTCTCCAACGCGCTCTACACCGGCAACTCGGCCAAGGCGTGGTACCTCCTCGCGGACCCCAGCGACCTCCCGGTCATCGAGATGGCGTTCCTCAACGGCCAGGAAGCGCCGACCGTCGAGACCTCGGACGCGGACTTCAACATGCTCGGCATCCGGATGCGTGGGTACCACGACTTCGGCGTCAACCTGCAGGACCCGCGTGGCGGCGTGAAGAGCAAGGGCGAGGTGTAAGCCATGCCCGTGCAGGGAAGCACAGGCGCTGGGGGGCTCGACGGCGAGCTCCCCAGCGAACTCGGAAGCGGCATCGATCAGCAATCGGGCATCGACACCGATGGCCCACCAACAGATGGAGGTTCAGGAATGGCTTCAGGACCAGCAAAGTTCGTTCAGGAAGGCGGCTCGATCGACTACACCCCCGGCGCTGACGTGCTCGTCGGCGCGGTGGTGGTGCAGGCCGACCTCATCGGCGTCACGCAGGCACCGATCAAGGTGGGCCAGTTGGGATCGCTCGCCGTCACCGGCGTCTTCGACTTTAACAAGGCGGTCGGCGCGGGCAGCGCCATCCCCGCGGGCACGCTGACGTACTGGGATGCGGCCGCCCAGAACGCCACCAAGAACGCGGCCGCCGGCGCGAACAAGCTGATCGGCAAGGCGGTGAAGGCCACCGTCGACGCCGACACGATCGTTCGCGTTCGCCTGCAGCAATAAGGAGTTCGGCGTGGGCGACCTGCTCGATCGCGGCGCGGCCTTCCTCGATGCCCAGCGTCACCAGCACCTCTCGCGCCCTGTCCTCTACCGGCGTGGCACTGACGAGAAGGAAGTCCAGGCCACCATCGGCAAGACCGAGTTCGAGCAGGCCGACGACGCGGGGCTCATTCACCGAGTGGAGTCGCGGGACTTCCTCGTGCGGACGGGGGACCTGGATCTGGGCGATGGCCCGATCCTCCCGCGGGCGGGCGACCAGGTGCGTGAGACGGCTGGGACAAACGTCTTCGTGTACGAGGTCAATGCGCCGGGAGGGCAGCCGCCGTTCCGGTACAGCGACCCGTACCGCAGGGTTCTTCGGATTCACACCAAGCACATCGCAACGGAGTAACGATGGCAGAAGGCAACGGACAGAACGGCAGTGCTCGGTGGGCCGGCGTGGTCGTCACCGTCGTGCTCGCGGCAGGCGCGATGACCATCCAATGGGGCGTGGTGACTACCAAGCTCCAGCAGGTGGAGAAGCGGCTCGACGAGTTCATCGGCGAGGCCCGCAGCATCCGCGCTCAGTACGCCGAGATGGAACGCAAGATCTGGTTCCTCGAGGGCAAGCTCTCCGGGCTGACTTCCAACTCGCCGCGCCAGAGCGTGCCAACGACGGGCTCGCCTGTGATCGGAGGCGGCCCTTGAGCACGATTGCCGCCCTCACCGACGCCGTCGCGGCGCACGTGAGCGCCGGGTCCTTCGGGCAGCCGCTCACGGCCGTGCGGATGTTCCAGCCCGCGTTCACGCTGGAGGACCTCAAAGACCTACGGGTCTCGGTGGTTCCGCGCACGCTGCAGATGTCGCCGGTGACGCGGGACAGCCTGGCCATCGAGTACGTCGTGGATGTGGGGGTGCAGAAGAAGCTCCCCGCCGAAGGGACAGACGCGGCGATCGATGAACTGCTCGTGCTGGTCGAGGCGATCGCGGATCACCTGCGTTTCACACGGCTGGAGGGCTTCCCCGATGCCGCGTGGGTCGGGATCAGCAACGAGCCGGTGGTGTCGAGCGAAGCGCTCGAGCAGCACCGGGTGTTCACCAGCGTCCTGAGCGTCACCTACCGGGAGCGGAGGTAGCCATGCGCAACACCATCATCTTCAGCGTGGCGATGACCGACGAGCTCAAGCCGCTGGCGACCCAGAAGACCATCGCCACCTTCACGCTCACGGCATCGCACAAGAACACGCAGGACCTCCTGCTGTCGGATGGCAAGACGGACCCCATCGAGGTCGCCCCGGGCACGCAGTACTACTTCGAACGGGTGAACCTGGCGGACCTGTTGGTCAAGAGCAAGGGCGGCGAGATGGTCTTTGTGGTCGGCCACAGCGCCGAGTGAAAGGAGTCAGCGATGGCAATCAAGCTCGGCATGGAAGCCGCCCTCAAGTACAAGACGGGCGGCCAATCAGGCGCAGGTGCGTGGACGGCACTGGGCAACACCCGCGACGTGACGCTGAACCTCGAGGCGGGCGAGGCGGACGTGACCACGCGAGCCAACAGCGGATGGCGGGCGACGGTCGCCACGCTCAAGGAGGCGAGCGTCGAGTTCGAGATGGTCTGGGACACCGGCGATGCCGGGTTCACCGCCATCAAGAACGCTTTCTTCAACAACGACCCCATCGGGCTGCAGATCCTCGACGATGCGGCCGGTCAGGGACTGCAGGCGGACTTCTCGATCACCAACTTCAGCCGCAGCGAAGCCCTCGAAGAGGCCATCACGGTTTCGGTGACCGCGAAGGTCACGTACTCAGCGACGGCGCCTTCATGGATCGGTTCGTAAACCCGGCGGCGAAGTCGGTGCAACGGCTGTTCAACCGCTGTGCAACCGGCACAGCGTCCCAACGGAGGCAAGGATGCGGCAGTTCAAGGACAACGCGGGTCGGACCTGGACGGTGGACATCAACGTCGCCACGCTCAAGCGCGTGCGCGGGCTCACGGGCGTCGACCTCATGCAGGTCATCGAGGGGACGCTCATCGAGAAGTTCATCCGCGATCCCGTGCTCCTGTGCGACGTGGTCTATGCCGTCTGCAAGCCCGAGGCCGACGCGGCCAAGGTCTCCGACGAGGAGTTCGGCAAGGCGATGGCGGGCGACGCGATCGAGGCCGCGACGGGCGCGGTGCTGGACGAACTCATCAGTTTCTGCCCGAGCCCGAGGGACCGGGCCAACCTCGGGCGGGTGCTCCAGGCCACCAACCGCGTGATGGAGAAGGCCCGCGACCTGACGGAGAAGCGGATAGAGACGCTGACCAGCGAGGGCGAGCTGGACAAGCTCGTGAACCGGATGGTCCCCGAGCCGCTGACGCCTGGAAGTTCGTCTACCAGTGTGCCGGAGCCCTCGGCCTCGACCCCGGGCCCCTGACGCTGCGGGAAATGACCGCCATGCTCGACGGCCGCCAGCGCCACGACTGGTCGATCGCCGCCGCCGTCATGTCCGTGGTGGCCAACACCGCCCGCGATCCCAAGCGATCACGCCTGCTCAAACCCGCCGACTTTGACCCGTTCCACCAGCCATCCCGGCCCGTCAAGGTTGACGTGTCGGTCCTCAAAGACGTGTTCATCGACCGCCGCATGCCGGAGGTCGCCAAGGAGACTCGTGCATGAAGAGCCTGACCACCCGCCATTACGTCTATTTCGGTGCCCTGATCCTGCTGGCGCTCGTGCTCGCGTCGTGCGCCGGCCTGGACCTTGGCGACATTGTCAAGGTCAAGACGCCCAACACGATCCAGCAGACCACCGGCCTGCCGTCGACGTTGAGCCTCAACGAGGCGGAGGTCGAGTACCAGAACTGGTTCAACCTCACGCAGACGACCGGCGCGCAATGGAAGGGCAACATCGAGAAGGCCGGCGAGATCCGCGGGCTGCTCGGTCAACTCACGCTCTCGGCTCTCGACACCGTTGGCCCGACCGTCGCGGGCCTGCCCGTGCTCGGGCCCGCGCTTCCGGCACTCACCGGCATCGTCGGCCTGTTCATCGGGTCGGGTCGTCTCCGCAAGGAGAAGGAGGCGTCGTTCAACAAGGGCCTGGAGAAGGGCAGCGGTCTCGCTGGCACAGGCGGGACCGGCGGTGCAGCGGGGAGTGGTGCGTGATCACCATGCGGATCAAGGACATGTTCTTCGACCGCCACGTCGTCATGGCGGCGGTCGACAACGCCAAGCGGAAGGTGCTCAGCAAGGCCGGCGCGTTCATCCGCACGGCGGCGAAGACGAGCATCCGCAAACGCAGGGGGTCGGCTCCTCCCGGGGCCCCGCCCCATTCGCACGAGGGCAGCCTGCGTCGGCTGATCCTCTTTGGGTACGACAAGCCCAACGACTCGGTTGTCGTCGGGCCGGTGGGATTCAAGAAGAGCGAGGCACCAAATGTCCTGGAGTACGGCGGCGACACCGTCGTGTTCCGCAGGCGCGGCGGCAAGCTCACCTCGCAGAAGGTCAAGATCGCGCCGCGGCCGTACATGGCCCCGGCGCTGGAGAAGGAGCGGCCGAAGCTGCCGCTGTTGTGGCGGAACTCCGTCAGGAAGGGCTGAATCACCGTGGCCGACACCCGTGGCATCCGAGCAGGCCGAGCCTTCGTGGAGCTGGGCGTCAGCGACAAGCTGTCGACCGGGCTGAAGGCGGCACAGAAGAAGCTCGAAGCCTTCGGCGAGGGGCTTCGGTCCATCGGCACCAAGATGGCGGGCATCGGCGTCGCGGCGATCACCGCGCTGCTCGGCACCGCGAAGGCGTTCAGCGACTCGGGCGACGCGCTCGACAAGATGAGCGCCCGCACGGGCGTGAGTGTCGAGGCCCTGAGCGAGCTCGGGTATGCAGCCGATCTCTCCGGCACGGATATGGAGACGCTGGAGAACGGTCTGCGCGTCATGCAGAAGACGCTGACGGAGGCGTCGCAGGGTTCTAAAGGGGCGAATGAAGCCCTCGGTCGGCTCGGGCTGACGGTGCAGGACCTCGCAAAGCTCTCCCCCGACGAACAGTTCAAACTCCTGGCCGATCGGATCTCACAGATCCAAGACCCGGCGCTACGAGCCGCGATGGCGATGGAGCTCTTCGGTAAAGCCGGGACCAAGCTCCTGCCGCTCATGGCCGATGGAGCCGCCGGGATCAACGAGATGCAGGAGCAGGCCCGCAAACTCGGGCTGACGGTGAGCACGGAGACCGCCCGCGATGCCGCCGAACTCAACGATGCCCTCGGCACGCTGTGGAAGGTCCTCAAGCAGGGTGTGTTCACCATCGGCGGGGCGCTCGCACCCACCATCAAGGACCTGACCGAGCGGATCACCCGCATCGTCGTAAGCGCTACGGCGTGGGTGAAGGCGAACAAAGAGACCGTGGTCTGGGCCCTCAAAGTCGCGGCGGCCGTCGCGGTCGCGGGGATCGCGATCGTCGGCCTGGGCTACATCATCTCTGGCATCGGCGCGGCGCTCGGCATCGTGGCCGCCGTCATCGGCGGGATCGGCACGGCGTTCAGCCTGATCGGAGCCGCGATCGGTGCTGCGCTCACGCCGGTGGGCCTGACCATCGCCGCGATCGTGGCGCTGGGCGGCACGCTGCTGGTCGTCACCGGCGCTGGTGGCGAGGCGCTGTCGTGGCTCGCGGAGAAGTTCACCGAGCTGCGTGACTGGGTCGGCAACGTGGTCGGCGGTATCTCCGACGCCCTCGCCGCCGGCGACATCGCGCTGGCCGCCGAGATCCTGTGGCTGTCGCTGAAGGTCATCTGGCAGCAGGGTGTTGCGGCGCTGAACAAGGCGTGGCTGGGCGCGAAGGAGTTCTTCGTCTCCACGGCCTACTCGATGTGGTACGGGGCGCTCGCCGCCGCGGAGATCGTGTTCCACGCCCTCGAGGTCGCGTGGATCGAGACCACCGCGTTCCTCTCCAAGACCTGGACCAACTTCGCCACCGGCTTCCAGATGATCTGGGAGGAGGCGTCGAGCTGGGTCGCCAAGCGGATGCTGGAGATCCAAGGGCTGTTCGACGATGGGCTCGACGTCGAAGCCGCGAAGAAGGCGGTTGACCAGCAACTCGAATCCCGCCTCGTCGAACTCGAGAACGCGGCTCAGCAGTCGGTAACCGCTCGCGACAAGGAACGGGAGGCCCAGCGCCGCGACGCCGCCGCGATGCATGAGGCGACGCTCGCGGGCATCGGCGAGGACTTCGAGAACGCGCAGGAAGCCCTGCGCAAAGACACGGCAGCGGGACTCGCCGAATCCCAGGCCGCGTTGGACGCCGCCAAGCAGAAGCTGGTCGCCGCGATCGAGGAGGCCCGCAAGAAGCGTGAGGCCGCAGACGCCGAGAAGGGGCCGGGTCGCCCGCAGCGCGACCTGCTGGCCGACTTCGAAGACCGGCTCTCGGGGCTCGGCGCGGCCATCGGCAAGGGCATCAGCGTCACGGGCACGTTCAGTTCCGCGGCCGTCTCGGGCCTCGGCACCGGTGGCGATGCCGCCGAGCGCACGGCCACCGCCACGGAGGCGACGGCCAAGAACACCAAGCGCCTGCTGGATGCCAGCGTGGACAACGGACTGCGGTTCGCCTGATCAGAAAGGAGGTCATCGCTCGTGCCGGTTGAGGTCTTTGAGAAGTTCGAGAGCCGCCGCTCCACCAAGGCGAACCAAGTCTCGCAGTCCTCTGCGGAGCTTGGTTACATCGTGCGCGGCACCGCGGATGATCTCGTGGCCCGCAACGCGGCGCAGACCGCCTCGCCCGCGACCTACGACAGTCTGGCTCGGCAGAACGTGCAGATCGAACCGCTCGGTCCGCAACTGTGGGACGTGACCGTCCGCTATGGCTCCAGCGACAGCGGCGGGACCCCCACGCCCAGCGAGGCTTCGTTCAACTTCGAGACCGGTGGCGGCACGCAGCACATCACACAGAGCAAGGACACGGTGCAGGCGCGGGCGGCGTCCGGATCGACCGCACCGGACTTCGGCGGCGCGATCGGCGTGACCGCCGACGGCGTTGACGGCGTGGACATCACCGTGCCCGTGTACCAGTTCTCTGAGACGCACTACTTCAGCGATGCGCAAGTGACCGGGGCGTACAAGGGCGCGATCTTCAGTTGCACGGGAAAGACCAATGCTGGCGGGTTCAAGGGCTTTGCACCCGGCGAGGTGCTGTTCCTGGGCGCGACCGGCTCGAAGCGCGGGGATGGGCCCGACGACGACTGGGAGATCACCTTCCGGTTCGCGGCCAGCCCCAACCAGACCGGTCTCTCGGTTGGCTCCATCACCGGCATCAGCAAGAAGGGGTGGGAGTACCTGTGGGTCCGCTACGCCGACGCGGAGGACACCGGGTCCGGCGCGATCATCAAGAAGCCCATCGCCGCATATGTCGAGCGCGTGTACGACGACGCCAACTTTGGAGCACTGGGGATCTGAGTCCCTTCAACCATGCCTGACGAACTTCGCAAAGTCCGATCCGGTGATCCACTCCGCCTCCCCGCGGGCGCGTACAACGCGTTCGTCGATGCGGCGGTCGATCTCCGCCGGCGTCAAGGGCATGGCGAGGCCGTCGCAGGCCCGCTCGTGGAGTCGGTCCAGCGTGGCATCGTGCTGGTGCGCAACGACTCCGGCGAAGAGATCGAGCCGTACCACGCGCTGGCGATCACCGGCGTGCTCGTCGAGCCCGGCGAGGATGACCAGGAGCGGACGTTCCAGAGCCGCACCCCGCTGACGGGCGACATCGCCACGGAGGAGACCGCCGGTCCAGCGTTCGTCGTCGCACTCCAGCCCATCAAGCCCAACAAGCTCGGGCGCTGCGTGCTCACGGGTGTGACGGTGGCGCGGGTCTTCATCACCAACGAGACGGACACCACCTGCGAGCTCGCGGCCGACGAGACGGTCTTGGCCAGCACGCCCATGGGTGGCATCCCGATCCTCTGGAAAGAAGATGGCACCGGCGAGAAGTGGGCAGTGCTCGAACTCGGCCGCCCGTCGCCCGGGCGCGTGACGGCGATCCTCGGCGCGGCTCAGGCGATCCCCACCGAGCGCAACCGCTGGCGCTATCCGTGGGTGGAAGCCCAGATCGACGGCAACCCCGGCAGCGAGACCTATCTCCGGTATGTGGCCATCGAGGGTGGCCTGTCGTCCCAGCTCGCAAGCGGCGGTGAAGACCCCACGCGGCTGGCGCTCAACCGGTTCGAGGCCCACCACATGAACGACTCCGAGCCCGGCTCCGGGTTCGGCGGTCTGCTCGGGCTCGGCCCGGTGTGTGAGTTGCCCGGCGTACTCCCCAAGTGCCCGCCCGCACGGTCGCTCAAACCCAAGCTCGTGCCCATCCCCGAAGGGGTGTGCGTGCAACTCACCTGCGAGCGCAACAGCAAGGGCAAGCCGGTGTGGGTCTTCGAGGCCATGAGCCTGATCGAAATCGCCGACCCCGCCGACGAGGACCGCAAGTTCAACCTCTACATCGGAGGTGCCGAATGACCACCCCCCCGTCCCCGACCACACTCGACACACGCCGCGAGAAGGAGCGGGCCAAATACGTGGCGCTCGCGACCAAGCCCGGCTCGACGTACGGCTCGACCAACCACGGCAAGCTCGCTGTTCCGATCATCCAGAAGCTCAAGCCGAGATTCGTCGTGGACTTCGGATGCGGCCGCAACGACCTCGTGCGTGATCTGCGCCGGCTGGGGATCGACGGCCTGGGTGTGGACTTTGCATTCCCTGATGCCGACCTCATCCGCCCGATGCACAAGACCTCGCTGCACGCGGGTGTCGCGGATGTCGTTACGAGTTTCGACGCCCTCGAGCATCTGCTTCCCGAGGACGTGGACGCGGTGCTCGCAGAGATGCGCCGTGTCGCCAAGCCAAGCGGGCACTTCGTCTTCTCGATCTGCACCCGGCCCAGCAAGACCACCGTCGCTGGTGAAGGGCTGCACCCGACGGTGCGCCCGCTGGACTGGTGGCTCGACCGCATCAGGCGTGTCGCCACAGTGATCAACCCGCGGGCGGAGCGGCGGTTCGTCGTCGGGCGTTTCAAGGGTGGAAGTGATGGGGGGTGCTGAGGTGCGTGAGAACCAGTCTGACATCGCGGCGCTCCAGGCCG